TTGATTTCCTCAACACTCATGCCTGCTGCTTTAGCAAGTTGTTGTTGTGTAAAATAATCTTTCTTTCTAAAGTCACCACTTCTTTGAAGTTGTTTCAGAACTTCTTTTTGTGCTTCAACCGTTTTACCTGCTGCAGCAAGGGAACGAGCTTGTGTTAAATTAAATTGTCCACCAACAAAAGTTGCAGCAGTTAATTCATCTCCAATATTTCCTTGAAAGTCTAATAGGTGTTCCGTTGTTGTTGCAACTGACTTTAAGTTAGTACCTAATCTTCTAGCTTCAATTGCTGCTCTGGCTAATGATTCAACATCACCTTGGAAATATGTAGATGCTATTTCAGCATTCTCAGCAATATCTTCAAATATTTTAGAAGGTGCCACTCCAGCAATATTTGCCATTTCAGCAACTTGTATTCCAACACTTGTAGCGGTTTCAGAAGATAATCCTCCTATTTGTTCAAGTATACCTTGAACTTGTGCAGCATTTTCGGCAGATACACCAAAGTTAGTATTCATTAGAGTTAACCCAGCTACTACCTCATCACTAAAATTAGCGATATCACTAAATTCTGATTTTAATGAAGCTACAGTATCAAATACCTTTTCAGCATTAACACCCATAGTAGCAAATTCACCAGTAATATCATTTGCTTGGGATTTAATACCTTCCATTTGAGAGTTAGTTAATCCAGTAGTTTCTCTAAATTTACCAGCTGATTCATCTAATTTGGTAAATGATGCAAGAGCAGCAATAGCAACTCCAGCTAATAAAAACATTGGAGCCATACCCGCAGTAAATGCACCTCTTAATCCTTTTGCAAATCCTAACATAGATTGAATTGGACCAGGTAATGAATCATTTAATTCTTGAAGCATTTCGGTTTTTTTACTTAGTTCACCTTGTACTTTATTAGCTTCTAATAAAGCATCAACTGTTTCATTACCCAATATACTTCGTTGTGCTTCTAAATCTAATCTCCTTCTTTCGAACTGATTAATACCCTTCAAATCATCCATTTGTTGTGCGGCGTTTTGAGCAGATTGTACTAATGAATCTTTTGCATTTTGTAAAGCTTCCTTTCTTTCTTTAGCGTTTGATGAAACTACACCGGATGTTCTTTCTTCTATTTCGGCTTGTTTTGCAGCTTGAGTTGCTAAGTTTCCAAGAATCTCAGCTTCATTTCCTCTAGTTATTAATTGCTCTTTTACAGCAGGAGAGAATCGTTTAAATTCGTTTACAAATGAACGATATTCTTTATAACCCGCTTGTTCGGCCTTTAGTAATTTTTGTTCTGTTTTTAATTGTTTTTCTGTTAACTTTATTTCTTCTTTTTGGGCTTTGATATCTTCTTTAGTATATACGTTATATTTTTTTCTAGACTTTTCCATATCACTCAAGTAGCTCTTCTGCTCCCTTAGAAGCCCGTTGAGTGTTTTAACAAGCGTTGCTTGTTCTTTGATAGAGTTAGAATTTGGGTTTACGTCAGCCATTTATAGAATTTTTATAATGAAAAATCTTTTTTTACATCAATATTATGTTTTTTTAGAAAGTTTTGAACCCAAGGGTCATTATCCATTTGTTTTTTAGCTCTTTTACCAGCATCTTCAATTTCCTTTTCAATAGCTCTAAGACCAGGATGAAGTGCTAACAATTTTTCAATAGCTTTTCTATCTTTTGGTTTTTTACTTTTAAAAAGACCAAAAAACTCATTAAGATTACTTTCTGAAATTTTGAATCGTGCCATATGTTATTCCTTTATGTAATTATACAACTATAAATATTGAAATACAAAAAAAGTTAGGGTAGATAAAAGGATTACTTCCTTACCCTAACTTTAGAAGGTGGTTTGATTTTTTTGTTTGCTTTATCTTGTGCCTCTTTTTCTTGCTTCTTAGCTTCTAATAACTTATTGTAATAGAAGTTTCTGAGGTAGGTTGGCATTTTATATACATCGAACTGATTAAATCCATTACCATAGTAACACAACTGAAAAATTTGGTCGTGTAATAATGAACTATGATTCTTCTGCAGGCCAAAAAAAGTTAACGCCCAAGGTAATGGGCACTTCCTCCTTTTCACCATCTGGATGCTCATAAGTATAAGTCATATCCATATCAGGTTGGATTTTCTTGACATGGTTCCTGAATGCTCTACTATCTCTAACCAACATATTTGATACAAATTTGTTAATAACCCCTACATCAGAGTTACCATCAATTGATAATATCATATATCTTAATCTAGTAGTGATATCAAAGGATGCATCTTTGTTAAACTTTTCTAATGCTGCGATATCTTTTTCAATTGCTTTCTCATCACCGTGAGTCAACAATTTAAATACCAATTTATTTTTTCCAACAGGTGTTGTAAATTCAAACTCATTTTTGTTGTTAAATCCAGATAAATCAACTTCTTTAGTTTTTACTTTACCTAAATGTACAACTACTTCAGCTTCTTCACCTGATACAGAAGAATAAAATTTCATTGGATACTCAGGTCCATATCCTAATACTCTGGTTGCAAGTATGATTGCGTTTTTATCACCTATTGTGATATCATCAATATTTACTTTATCAACAATAATAGATTCGAATAATTTATCTAACACAATTCCTTTTTTAATTAGGTTTTGTGAAGATAAAATATCCTCCTCCTTAGCTGTCATATACTTTAAAGTAACTTTACCAGAGGAAAGTGGATTATCTGATGGGTACACTTTACCCTCAGATGGTAAATCAATAACTTCGGTTGGGAAGTCAAATTGTGTTTCGCTCATAATTAACCTTTATTTGTTGTATATATAAGTATATCGAAACAAAAAAGTTGTAAAACGAAAAAAGGTTCTCACTAAGAGAACCTTCTTCAAATATATAGATAGTAGTGGATAATATCTTAAAATTCTAAAATAGCGTAATCGTATTGAAGTGTTAGTTCGATATCAGCTGGGTCATTAGATGAGAAATCTAAATCATTGAAGTTAGCTGATAGGATAAATGCTCCTTTTAACTTCCATTGTTCGATTTTATCACCAACAGGCCCTAACATATAGAAATCAATATCTTTTTTGTAGAAATCTGCATATCCTTTTCTACCAGTAATTGATTCATATCCTAATCTTATCCATTCCATAACCTGTTGTGCACCTGAAGGTACAATTGGGTCATACAATGTAATGTTGATATCTTGCCACTCACCCTTACCTTGTAGTTTTCTATAAGTGTTGATGTGGTCTAACTTCACAGTTTCGAAATTGATAGATGGTCTGGATGCAGTTTTAATCAAGTAAGATTGAATACCATCAATCTCCATGATATACCTGTTCTTCATCTTCGGTTCGAAGTTTGTGAACATCATTTCGTTAAATTCTAATACTTCTGCCATTTTATATTTCCTCTTTTATACTAATAAATATTAGTTATCTATTTTTTTGTTATGCCGAGAACGATGCTCCAGTTGGTAAGATGTTGAAGTCAATTACAATGAATTCAGCTGTCTTAGCCGGTTGTAGGAAAATCTGTCCAGCAAGTATGTTTCTATCAACCACATCAGGTGTGTTGTTAGTCTCATCCATAACCACTTTAAATGCGTACAATCCTTGTCTTTGTTGGATACCTTCTAAGTAAGGTTGTACAGTGTTGATGAATCTACCTCTTGTCTGAGCGGTGTTTTGTTCGAACACTAAGAATCTAGAAGTAGATGCCACAAATTTCTTAACATTGATTAACAATCTTCTCACATTGATTCTATCTAAAGCTGATGCCTTATCTTGCAATGTTTTCTGTCCGAATGCTACAATACCTTGTCCAGGGAATGAAGCGATTGGGTTTACTTTATTTTCATATAAAGTATCTCTTTCAGAGTGTGTCAATCTATTCAATACTGAAACTGCTCCGATGATTCCACCTCTATTTAAACCAGCAGGTGCGAACCACTCAGCTGCGATAGCATCATTAGCTGCATATACAGCAGGTAATAATACCGAAGGTGGTACACTTACCAATTTGTTAGTGTTAGAATCTACAGTCTTAACCCAAGGATAGTAAGAACCTACATAGTTCGAATCGATTGAGTTAGCTTGAGTAGTTACTTGTGCGATTGTATCACTTACTGAAGTTAAATCAGAGATGTAGAAACAATCTTGTCTAGCTTCTACCATATCAATCACATCAGTAGTTACCGCTGGGTGTAATCTTCTTACGATACCCGGCGTTGCTACCATATTAATATCAAATTCATCAGCGTTTGAAATAGCATCGATTGCTTTCTTATATGCTACCGAACCACTAGCGGTTGAATCGGTTAAATCTAAACCTTGTGAGTTACCAGCTGAGATTGAACTTCCTAATGCAATCTCTCTAGCAGGACTCATTCCATCAAATCCACCTTGGAATGCTAATGTGAATTGTCTTTTAACCATATCAGCTGTTGCTGAACCTGTCATTTCTAATGTTAAACCTACACCACTTACATTTCCATCAAATCCAAAATCTAAGTTTGAACCAGTACCTACACTTTCAGGTAGTGGGTTTAAGTAGTTAGAGTTATCTAATTTAACACCAGTTGTTTCAAAATCAAAACCAGCATACTGATAAGGATTACCAGTTGTGTTTCCAGTTGAAGTTGTTTGATAAACAACTTTAGGAACAATAGTTTCATCAGTTGCTTTAATTGGGTTAGAGTAAGCTCCATGTCCAAATGGTGCAGCTGATACAGGGTACGAACCTTGTGATGCAACTTCTACTCTAATATATGATGAATTGTTTATCCAATCACCATTTTCAGTAATTTTACCATTTGAATCAACAGTATAGTATCTATCACCAATTACTCTTGCAATATAGTTAGGTGATGCTGGGTCTAAGTTTACATTGTTAAATGTTTCTAATACAACTTTTCTCTTATCTGTATCTGAATAAGAACGGATAGTTACAGTGAATACCGAATAATCAGTTCCACCATCTTCACCTGCTGCTTTAACACCAGAGATAGAAACTTTGAATCTTCTATTTTCACCATTACCATGTCCTAAAGTATGGAATTTGAATAGGTCATATCTTTCACCAGAAATAAGTTGTGATTTTACAAACGGAGTTGATGCTGCACTAGCATCGTAAGTAAAGTTTTGAGTTGGTAAAGCTTCTGCCGAAACTGCACTACCACTAACTACAAATAAATTTAAATCACTTGCAGCGTTTCTAAAGTATGAATAAGTATATGCATCTTTAGAACCTAATGCTGAAGTACCAAATACATCAGTTACATCATTATTAGCAGTTGATAGAATTGAAGAAGATACTTCACCAATACCACTACCACTTACAACAAATGAACCAGATGTAGTTGTTGAAGCAGTTACAGTGAAACCACTAAATCCAACTTCTTCATCACCATTGTTAGTTGAGTGTAGAGTTGCGATTAATTTTTGACTTCCATCTGAACCACTAGCTAATAAACCGATTGGGTTTGTTTGGTTATAACCACCAACACCTGCTACTCTTACAATTGTTGCAGTTCCAGCTTCTCTAAGATAGTTCTGTACTGCATATTCTGTATAATAAGTACCATCAGGTGTACCAAATTTATCCTCAAACTCACTTTGAGTTCTAACGATTGTAGGAACAAACGCTGGTCCTTGTTTGAAAGGTCCAATGAACGCTGCTCCAATTTCTCCTACCCCTTGTGCTAAGAACGAAAGGTCATTTTCTCTCGTAAATACTCCAGGTGATACAATTCTTTCTGCCATATTATCTCCGTTTATTAAATAAACAATTTAGTTATTACTACTATAAATATAACTAAAAT